TTTTGCTTTATCTCTTGATTCAAGTCCTGCAAGTTCTTGATTTGTTTTGTGTATGTCGCCATTAATTACCTCGTTAATATATTCTTCATCATTCATGTAGTGAGCTAACATTCTAAGTTCTAAGCCACTAGCATCAATACCTAATAAATTATACCCTTCTGGTACAGTCCAACAAGAACGACACTCTTCTCCGTAAGGACTATATACACCGGGAACTTGTGCTAGATTAGGACTTCTGTGAGACATACGACCAGTAATAGTGCCGTTAGGTATCACCGAACCATGAACTCTTTCACCTTTTAACTCATCTATCCAAGAGGATATTTGAGCTATCCGTTTCTGCAATAATAAAAACTCGGCAATGAGCCGAGCTTCGTGTATATGATTTATCTTTTTAAGAGTGCCTTCATCAACTATAGGCTGTCCAGTAGGTGTAAATCTTTCAGGTTTCCACCCAAAGTCTACTAAGTATTCGCCAATCTGTTTGCGACTACCAAGATTAAAGTCTTGTAGTTTCTTACGCATAAATGGGTCATAGTTCTTAGTAGTCAAACGCTTTTCATATTCTTCATCAGTCATGCCACGTTTAGATAAAGTACCGTCTTTCTTTATATAAGGAGTTACAAGTTTATCCTCTACCCATTTAGGTTTAAAAGTAGTCTGTACTTCATCTTCTACTTCTATCATTCTAGCTTTTAACTTAGCTAAAAGCATCGTGGCTTTTTCCGTATCAAATAGAAAACCAGTTTGTTCTTGTTGGTGCATGATTTGAGCAACTTGTGTTTCTAAATCTACACTATCCTGACTAAATCCTACACCTTCTTTTTCTAAAGCATAATAAACTTTCTCATTAAGTAATACATCTTGTTCACAATACTCTAGCATTTCGTGTGTATAGGTATCAAAATCATCAGGTTGTTCTTGCTTGTGAAAGTTAATTCTATATCCCCACGTTTTTAAACTGTGTCCGTTTTCTCTAACAGGTTGAAATAACCTAGACATAACTAAAGTATCAACAACTTGAGCTTCTAATTTAACATCAAGTATTTTTTCTATTGCAGGAATATCATAGCCTATAATATTATGTCCGATTAAAACATCAGCACTTTGTAAATATTCTACCCCGTCAAGTAATTGATTAGGGTTAAATGTACGGCAAGTATCTTCTGCTAAATCTTTGGCAACAATACACCAGATTTTACTAGGATTTAATCCGTCTGCTTCTATATCAAAAATCAATTTCTTCATTATCGAATGTCTCCTGTTCTGTTAACTCATGTAATCTACCAGTTTCACTATCATATCTTAATGCACAAGCTAATCCAGTATCTCCAGTATACCTTGATTTTAAAACTCTTACCTTAGTTTTATTTGCTTCTTTAGGGTCTTTAGCTTGTTGATTTCTTTCAAGAGCAATTACACAATCAGATAACTGTGAGATTCCTTGTGAACCTTTTAAGTGAGACAGAGATACTTCAATGCCTTGCTCATGCCCTTTTTCTCCTGCAGCTCTACGTAAGTGTGAAACAAGTATCATGCCCACATTAGTTTCTTCAACTAAACTACGCAGTCTATTCATAAGAGAATCAATACCTCTACGTTCATCGCCTTCGGATAAAACATTTACTAACATGTGTAAGTGGTCAACCACTACCCATTTACATTCACACCCTACAATCATGTATCTGAGCTTGGCAAAGATTTCGTCAATGTCAGTTGCTCCTAAATGTGAATGAATAAATACTCTATTCTTTTCTATTACTTTATCAAACAAAGTATTAAGTTCTTCGTCACTATAATTATCTCTTTTCTCATTAAGATATATTCTGTCATTAGCTTCAATGGATATTAAACCATCTGCAGTTCTCATCCAGTTTTCTTCAAGAGCAATAATACCTACGTTATCTTTAGTAGTTTTAATTAGCCAATGTTCAAGCTCTCTAGTTACTGAAGACTCACCGAGACCTGTACCACCTGTTAAGGTTACTAACTCGCCTCGTCTCATGCCATATAATTTTTTATTTAAACCTTCCCAAGGATAAGAAATACTTTCTTTTACTTCTCTATGTAGCCAGTCTGATTTTTGACTAGACAGTTCCATGATACCTGATGGAGTATAAGTCTTAGATTCCCACCATGCTTTAGTAAAGCCTTGAAACTCTTTTTGTTTGAGCATGTCATTAGCATCTTTATAGCCGTTGGGCAAAGTCATTATCTTTACCTTCCCGGGCTTTAATACACGAGCAACATTTCGTGAGGCTTCTCTACCTGCCTTATCATTATCAAAGCAAAGCACGACATTATCAAAGCTCTCAACAAACTCAATGCTTTCTCTAATATCTTTTACTGCCCCTGCAGCACCTCGTTTAAGAGATACGACTGCCCACTTACCTTGAAAGAGTTCGTCTACTGCCATAGCATCGCACTCGCCCTCGGTAATAGTTAAATATTTACCGCCAGTGTTTCTGTATAACTGTTCGCCAAATAATCCTGTACCTTCAAACGTACCTTTGGTTGCAAAGTTTTTATCTGCAACAAATCTTGTTTTAGTTATGGCTACTTCATTGCCATTGAAATATGGATATATATGTTGCGTTATATCTCCATTTCTGTTCTTTATAATTCTTACACCAAACTTCTTGGCAGTAGCTTCAGAGATACCTCTGTCAGTCAACTGTCCATATATTCCAGTATAAGATTCTAAAAATGTATTGGTTGGTTTCTGTGTTGTTTCCACTATTCTGCCCTCACTTGCAGTTTCATAATCGGTAAAAAATGTTGAACAACTAAAGCAATAAGCTGAGTTGTCTGCGTTAATTGATACGGGGTCAGAGCCACCGCACTTAGGACAAGGTTGCCTATGCTTTACAAATTTACTTTTGTCTTGATTCATTCTATCTCCAGAAAGATAGCTAGACTAGGATAAATAATAGAGGTTAAAAAACCTAATCTAGCTAAATGTTTTTACTAACTGTCTTGTGCTTCAGTATCTGATGGTACTTCTTTTGTTTCAGATTCCTCTACCTTAACACCAGACTTATCTGCATTAATTACTTCTACAATTCTAGTAGAAAAATAATTAATAGCACCTTGAGTTTCTTCAAGGTCTAAAGTCTGTGCAGCTTTTTTTTGATTCAGTCTCTGTAATCTGCCAAAGATTTGTTGACCCTCTTCGGGTAAATCTTCAACATAAACATTAACATCATCAATGGTAATGTAAGGTTTTTGTTCTTGTTCTTGTTCTATCATTAGAACTCCTCACCGTCTGCTAATAGTTCAGCACCATCAGCATTCTTATATTCGATTAAGTCCACAACTTGTACAGCTTGTAAGTCAAGACCTACGTAAGGACCAAATTTACCCTCACCACTATACTCATTGTATTGAACTCTAACCTTAGAGCCATTACCAACAGCAAGACTAATCTCTTGCTTATCCTTATCTAAAAGTCTAGGTGCAGGTCTGGTTATTCCATTAGGACCATGTACCTTTCTTTTGATAACTAAAGCAGGACCTTCGTCATGTTGCTTTACCTTATGACCTCTTGCAGCAAAATCATTTGCAGTAGTCTCATCAACAATTAAGTCAACAGTATATACTGGTTCAAACTTTGTGTTTGGGGTCGTTATACTTGCCCATTTTACTGAGCCTTCTAATATAGCCATAGTGTATTACCTCCGTTTAGCTTATTAAAAATCTGTGAGAGTTTTGAGCCAACCACTCTCTCGGTTGTGGCATGAGCCAAATCAAGTAACTTAAATGGAGATAGAGAGGGCTTCCTGATTACTCGTTCTAATCTATCCATTAATTCCATAGTTGTACTTTAGAGAATAACATTCTTGTTGTCAAGCGTTATCTTCCTTGTCCTCGATATTTAATTTTTTGTTGTCTACGTTTATGTTTATTTAAATGCTTAGTAGACTGTTTAACTTTTCTACCTCGCCCTGCCATGCCCTGAGAAGTTGCCTTCTTGACATGTTTAATTAAGACTGTTTCTCTTCTCTGTGCCATCTAGTTTGTATAGTTCTTCAGTGATTAAATGTTCGTCTTTAATGTTACCTCTAGCTTCTTTAAGAGCCATCAAGTCGCCATCAAAAGTAAATGACTCGTCTGTTTCTTTATTAACAACAGAAAAAATATCTGTTACTCCTGACATAGAAACAAGATTGTCAAATGCTTCTAGCGTAGAGTAAGCAAAAGTTTTTATTTCATCTTCTTGATTGTCTATGACAACCTTACATATATATTCATACATTTAGTACCTCTTTTAGTTTTGTATAAGTTTTAATTTCGGGATATTTTTTTAACTGTTTTAATAGCCATCTATCTGACATATAAACTAAGGTAATCCCTTTAATACCTTTCATATAATTATCTTCGGGTAATAAACCCTCAACATTATCAACAGTAATTTTATCTGCTTCCTCTTGGGGTAGCAAACTCTTTAGCCATTCAACCTGAATGGGTCTAATTCTTTTCTTTAGTTCTTTAAGTTTTTTCTTGTTCAATTTCTATTACTCCGTCATCAAATAAGTCTTCAAGAAAAACTCTTGAGTTATCAAGTATAACTGCTCTAACATAATCTTTATCTTCTGCTTCAACAGTTACTGTCTTTAACTTACCAATATAAATTACAAACTTCATATTCTTTCTTCTGGATAAAAAACTTCCATATAGATTTTTTCTATTGCATCTTTGTATTCTTGTTCAGATAAATTAGAAATACTTAATTGTTTTAATTTAAATTTAAAACTATAAAGTTTTTCTTTTTGTTTTCTTTCTACTTCCCAACTAGCAGGACTCATTATTTTTCTCCATTATTTTCTACAATGCTTTCATAACTTTTTAAATTATTCGGCAAGTCTAACTCTTGTTTTATTTTTTCTAGTTCTGTTTCATTAATAAATAATTGAAAAGCAAAGTTATCTAATAGCTCAGTCAAATCTAATAAAGAATCAGTAATAACTTTTTGATTCTGCATTAAACCAAGTATCTCAGTCCTATTTGAATTTATGTCTTCACTAATTCTATTAAATGATTTTTGTAAGGCAAACATAGTTACAACCATAAAACCTGCTATGATTAGTATGGCTATCCAAGTTAATATTTTATTATACATGTTAAGTATCTCCGTTATTATTTTCTGTAAAGTATTTATTATACTCTAAACAAACAAAAGTTTCAGCTTTTATTTTTTCTTCTTGTTTAATATATCTTTCTAGTTTAACTATATTGGATTTTAAAAAACTAGAACAATCTTTTAAAGTATTAAATTTAAAATCAAATACATAAGCATCTATAGTAAAGCCATTAAAATTACTCAACTCTAGTATAGCTACTATTACCCATGAAGCATTCATACTGCCTCCAGTTCTTCTTGTAGTTCCTCAATAGTCTTTGAAACATTTTTATTATACCTCTTTTTATAAAAGTTAATACCTTTATCAAGAGCTTTTCTTTTTATTTTACTCTCTGCAACATGACCTTCCCATGTTCTAAAATCTTTTTGTCGGCAAATATCTTGCCACTTTTTGATTGAAAGTTTTCTAAAGTTTCCTTCTTTAGCGAATCTAATATAGACCCACTTGCGACCAACAGAACGAATAGTAGCTTTACGATAGCCACAACCTTCTCCTCTTAGTCCAGTCTTTATATCATCATGATAAAAATAATAGTGTTCCATAATTACTCTACTCCATCAATTATTAATTCTGCTCGAGTTTCTATAACAACTCTAGCACCACAAGATAAGGCAGTTTTTTCATTACCACTATAACTTACTTTGCTCTTACCAAGTATCTCAACTTTATGGCAGTAAGTATTTTTCTTACCTTCCTTGATAGTTATTACAGGATTGTTTTCATTATTTTTTTTGTTAGCTCTTATCACATGTTGATTAACATGAATATATTTTTTAGCCATCTTTTTCCTCCAAATGTTTTTTAATTAAATTTTCCATAGCCTTTCCAACCTTCATAGGTTTTTGTTTATCAATCCACTTGTGCCTATCTTTAATCTCATAGATTTCAACACCTTCAAAGCTGCTATCATCAGCTCTTCGCCACCAATCTATGACTCTGTTTTTAAATGGGAGAATGCTATCAGTATTATCATACTCCACATGAACTGTACCTGCGACATAATCTTCGGCTACAGTTGTACCTTTATCTATTAATTTAGTTTTCATTTACTTTCTCCTTGTCTATTTTGTACCAGTTCTCATCATAATAGCCTTGATGTGATGACCACTTCCAATCAGTAGCATCGGTATCATTACCATCTTCTGAAAAAATTGTACCATCTTTTAAAGTAATAAATAGTCTTACCCATTTACCTACTTCTATGTGGGCAATCTCTTCGATTTTAAAATTGTTTTTTTCAGCAATGGCTTCAATATCCCATGAAAGGGTAGTGTCATACTTTGCTTCTACATATCTAACTTTAGTCATGTTGTGACCTCCTCATCTTCGTCAATAATTCTATATTCCCACCAACCATTAGACTCATAAACTCCATCTTGAAATGCCTCCATTTCTTCAATGGTTTTAAAAGTATAAGTTTTGGTTTCTTCTTCATTTGTTCCCCACACAATAGTTAGGGAATAACCTTTTGCTTTCATGCTTCTTCCTCCCATTTAAGATACCTCCATTCACTCATAATTTCTCCAACTATTAAATCCAAAGTACGTAGCTCACTTTTAGTAGGCTTATCAGGATTTTCAAATTGAAAGAAAATATCAAGCTCATGCGGGTCTATAATATGTCCTTTGTCTTTTATGTATTGGAACTTTTCTTCTACAGTCATGCTATAGATTTGTTGTAGTTCCATTTCTTTTTCTTCCGAAATGTTTATTGTCATGTTTTACCTCAAATTGTTTTTAACTATATGCCAACACTTAGCGACATATTCCCCACCTTCTTTATCAGCTTCGCCTTCATACTTTTCAAGAATGATTTTGATGACTTCATCAATACAATCTTTAGCTTCTGATACTTACTTAGGACTTTCATATACTTCATACTCTGCCATATTTATTTACCTCTATTTTGTTTCTTCTAATTAAACTAGCTCTGATATTATCAAGAGTCTTTTCAGTTACCTTACCATTATGTTTGACTTTCATTTACACCTCTGAAAATTCTTCAAATCTTTTTTCAACAACAAGATTAAATAACTCATCATAAGATAATTTATTTTCGTAAGCATCTTGATAAGTCATTTGAAGCTCATCTAATAAAGCTTCTGCTGACAAGTTAGCTTCTGCTACTTTGCTTTCTATATGGTCTTTGATTATGTCATTGTATTCGTTAGACATTTTTTACCTCTCTAGTTATTTAAGTTAGTTAAAATATATTCGCCACTATCTATTTTCATTTGAGTAACACCTTTGTTCTCGCCTAAAAACATATTTCTGTAGCGACCAGTAGTAACAGAATAATCCCAATAGTATTCATCAAGATATATTACACCACTCATTCGTTTAACTATGATTGAGTCGTAGCTTTGCAAATAAGTCGCATCATCAGTCTTTATTTCAAACTGATTAGCAACTGTATTACCATTACTGCTCTTCATGTTTCTTACTTTTACCATTAATACCTCCATTAATTTTAATAGTTTTAGTTTTACTAAGCTTGGCATTCTTGCCTTGCCTAATTCTATCCATCATTTCCATGTGTTCTTTCATTGTCATACTCATTTAGTTTCCTCCTCTGGTTTTAATTCATCTATCAACTCCCACATTTCTGCCGAAAGTTGTACTAAACTCGGTGCTTCTGGCTCTATTCTAATTCCTATAGGTACTTCATTAACAGTTTCATCTAAGAATGCCATAGCTCTGTCTAGTTCTTTCCATTGTTCATAAGGTAATTTTATTTTCATGCTTCCTCCTCAGCGTGATAATCAATCCACTTTAAATCCATAGACCAAACCCAATCATCAGTACCTCTTCTTGCTATTTCTTTAGCTTGTTCTTTTGATTTAGCTTCAATCGTAGTTTCATACACAGCTTGTTGTGT